CTCCAACATCCTCTGGAAGTTGTTGCCCTCTAACTCAATCAGTTCGGGTTGGAACTTGTTATTCAACATAACCATCATCCTCTTCTGCGCTATCGAGGACATACCCCTCTCATGCACGACATGGACTATCTCCTTCCTGTCTTGCTCATCGGGTTTGATTCGCATCACGGTCATGGCTGTGAAGTCGGCGTTCTTGTCAGATGCTATCGCAGGGTCATGCCCTATGAAGTGCTGGCCGAATACCCCATTCGCCTCTCCTTCCTCATTGTAATTCGTATCTGCTCTATCGATGAGCACCAACTCAGTGTCTCTCGCCTTCTCCAATAGAGGCATTGGGAACATACTCGCTACATCGTGGATTGGCTCGCATAGGTACTCGCGGGTGAATTGTATCGCTGGCATGGACATCCGCCTCTGCTCCAAGGAGTCCATGTCCCAGCGCTCGGGCCAAAGAGCAACCCCTTCGGCGTTTATCGCTGGGTATGTCTCGACTCTGAAAGTCTCCTTCTGCTCTAGTTCCGCATACAGGTCGTTGTAGGAGAAGGGCGTGCCGACCATCATCAGTTTGCTAGTGTGGTGGAGAACGGGGAGGAGGACACCGTAGAACCAATCGGCGGTCTTAGCCAATTCGCTCGCAGTCGTCCCCCATAGGATATCGTCGCAGACCACAACGTCGGGGTGGAAACCACGAGTGGCTCCCCCGACCGACTTCGCCATCATACGACTGCCGTTCGAGAACTCGAAGTAGGACTTCGCCCACGGCTTACCTTGTGGCTTCAGATGCCTTAGTACGTCGTTCTCCTCTATCAGATTGCGGATGAACCTCATGTGCTCTAGTGTCTGCTCGAGGGAGTGAGAGAAGACCATGACGTGCTTGCCGGGATTGAATGCTGCGAGCCACAGTGCATATGTCATGAAGAAGACAGACTTACCGTGGTCACGAGACGCCTTGACGCAGTAGTACTGCGATTCGTCCAATCCCTCTCTCCAACTCTCATGGTGGTGGTTGTACAGGAATCCGAGGGTATCGACGAAGAAGTACTTGAACGACTTCTTGCACATCTCCCTATCCATATTCAGAATGAACTCTTCCATCTGGTCTTCAGCCATCAGAATCCACTTCCATAGTTCTCCATAATGTCGCCTATACTACGCTGCTGTCTGCTGCCAAATCGTTCTTTTAAGTCTCTTAATCTAGTCTCGAAAGTCGAGTTATCTGATGACCCTTCCTCTGATGACCCTTCCTCTTTCTGTTCTCTTAAGAGTTGCATAGCATTATTCATCGCATCTTCTTGAGACATACCCTCGCTCATGAACGACTGTGCCAAGAAATTTATCACATCTTCTTGATTCATGGGTCTGCCCGAATTGGAGGAACTGTGTGGTTCTACCTCCTCCTGTCCAGCCTCCTGTCCAGCCTCCTGTCCAGCCTCCTGTCTGACCCCGCCACGAGGGAGCATAGCATTCTCGAGGCCACCAGAACCATACCAACCACCCATGGCTCCCTGCGCGATGGCGCCGCCTAGTCCGGGCTCGCCACTAGCCATCTGGTTGTACATCGAGTTGAATGCGCCTAAACCAGCAAGCCCATATCGCATATAACGCCCCATTCGCATAGCATTGACTGCTCTATTGTGCGATTCGGAGCCCACTTCACCATACATCTCTTGAAACTTCTCGCTACTGGGGTCTTGCACACCAGAGCCGCCGAGCACGTAAGACACGTCACCTTGGGGTGAGACAGCAACACCACCGGCATTACCCTCATCCTTCCTCAGTACGCCGACCTTACCCATCAGATTCCCCCGAATGAAACCTTGACTACCTTTACGATATCATCGTCATAGCCGTACGTCTTGGAGATTCTCTCCCAGTCTCCCTTGGTGTTGAGGATGGTGCGGACGTCCATGGGAGCGATGTCCAGCCTCTTCGACATCTTGATGATGTCTAGGATGGAGCCCTCGTCCATCCTGCTTGTGGGAACGTGCTTCATCACGACATCATCCCTCATAGCATCGTCTATCTGCAGAGTCTCAACCACATTGACCAGATTCATTTGTGACTTACCGAAGTCCCAAGGGTCAGAGGGTGGCTTACTTGGAAAATCATCGAGGAACGTCTGACGTGGGTCGCCCATGGTTTGTTGGTACCTAGTCATGAATTTGATGTCCCTCTCTGGGTCAGAGACAGTAGGTTCTGGAACTGCAGGGACGGTTAAATCATCTGAAAATAATCTCCTCCCTCTTGAATCCGTAGCACCTACGGTTCGAGGGTCGTATCGCAATTGGTTTGTTCTCTCCAGATGCTCTCTGACTGCATCCATGGGTGCCGCACCGAATCTCGCTCTCGCTTGTTGTAATTCCGTGAGGCCGGGGGTCATGGGGTCGGTTGGCTTCCAAGCAGGTCCTTCTCCCTCTTTGGGTTGTAGGGAGGGCGCTAGTGGTGCATGGCCTACATCCGACTTGGGTCGTCCTCCAGATGCTGTACCTGTGTTGTCTATCCGGTTTCGCGTTCCAGTCTCCCTCATCTCTGGCATCCCCACGTCATGTATGTGGTCTGGGACTCCTAGCAGCGAGCGGTCGTCGTGGGTCCCTCCTCGCACGTCCATTCCGCTGTATGCTTCCAGTGCCGCCAAGTCTCCCTGTTCGGGTATCTTCATCGGCTCGATGCCTCTTGCTATGAGTTGTATGTCTCCTAGAACCTTGCTTATCGCTAGTTTGTTGGTTGCTGCCGCTCTACCTTCGGGCGTGTCTATGACACCATACTTGGTGCCGGGCTTGACTATGCCTGCTTGTACGAGTTCCTCTGGAGTAGGCATATCCTCGACGTGGTTCTCTTCCAACTCCGCTGCCAGCAGAGCATGGGAGTACGCATCCTTGGCACGTAGATGGGTGGAGATTCCCTTTCCCGATTTGGTCCTCCAACGATGCTTCGGTTCGATTCTACTGGAGTGAGACAGGTACTTGTCTACCCCTTGTCCCTCGTTTGCCTTCTCACCGTATCTGTGGCCGAAGAAGGCATTCACCTTCCCGACCGTGCTTCCGGCTGTGAATGCGCCAGTCTTTTTCTCATCATCGTCCAACACCGCTTTAGCGGGCTTGTTCTCTCCCCACATCTGCTGGAAGGAGAGGTTGTTCCCCATGGCATCTGCAATATGCTGCCATCCTAACTCTCCACTTAGTAGGAGAGACTTCAACGATTGTTGTCCTATCATGAGGTTATCTGGTAGTCGCTTGATGTATTGCATCGCCTCTGCGCTGTCCACTATGAGGTTCGATGATAGGTCGTCACCAGACGGACTCAAGGCTTGAGCCATGGAATCCATGAAGGAGGCAACGGCTACGGGACTGGCGCCACCGTGCTGGTCCAATCCGAAGACGGGGCTCAGATGCTCGGGCAAGCCGAACGAGGATATGTTAGTGAACGCCTTTTCCCCGATGTCTATCCCTGCGTTCTTGTGTTGCCTCTGCTTAGCCTCTGAAAGAGTCGTTCCTCCTTGCATCTCACCGCTCGACGTACCATGACCTATTCTGACGAGAGGCTCTCCGTCGGATACTATGTGCGCGTTCTCTGGGATGCCTGCAGGAGCGAAGGATAGGTTATGCGGCTTCATGAAAGGCGTAGTGAGCCAACTATGGGGTCTGTTTCCCAAATTCTGGGAGGTGTACCCTATACCACCAAGGACCGCATCCAACTCTTCGTTCATCGGTATGTTGTACGCTTCCAACATTCTTCCTTGCGCGTGGTCCTTCGCGTGTTCGGGTCCATTGGAGAACACGCTGATGAACTTCCCACCCTTACCACGAACTGGCCCCTTAATCCCTTGGTCCATCAATTCCTTCGATTGAGCATAGTCCATGCCTAGTTGCCTCCACTCCTCGCTATCGATGTGTGGAATCTGGTCCTCGGGCGCTCTGCTCTGGTTGGCGAGGTCTATCGCCTTCTGTATCAGCATCTTCGGGTCTTCTTTCCTTCCTTGCTTCTTCAGATTTATTCCGAGCGACCTAATCAAGCCGTCTATGCCATGGAGGAAGTGATGGTTTGAATCGCTTCTCCAGAAATGCTCACCATGCTCCCCAATTTCCCAATCGCCATCGAATAGATGTCCGACGCCGGGTATGCCTGATTCGTGCTCACCATGAGCGCCGGTATGCGCGAATGCGGG